CGATCGCAACCTCCTCAACATCTCGATCAAAGTCACTCAATCTCTATCGTATTCAGCCAGCGTCTCAGAATGTCCGAATCTAAGCCCGGGTGGTCAGACGTGACTAAAGCCCTCGAGGTCATGGAAGGAACATCTACACGACTGATTAGAGATGAAACGCCTGCGCCAGGGCTAGCAGGTGACGTCGATACAGGCAGTGAAGATGAGCAGAGCTGCTCGGAAGGTGAGCCCGAAGAACTGATCACTAGCCGCGTCCATATCGGCAAGGATCCAGCTATCATGGAACATATGGGACCAACAATGCCTGAGGTCGGTGTGGCTCCTAACCCCTTCTTCCCCCCAATTGGAACTGGTGGAAGACTGATCCAGAAAGGCATCAGCGAGAGAGAGGTCGAAATGGTGGCTAACCTCGTATATGACAGAATCTGCGCAGAATTCGGCGTTAAGCGAGGAACCAAGATTAAGACTCTCATCGATGATAACCTAGCTGCTATTGGGACCACAATGGCTAAGGAGGATGAAGTTCTAGGAGGAAAGATTGGGCGTCTGGAGTTGCAGATCGGAGAGGTCAAGGAGGATATTCTCAAGGCTGCCAAGACCTCGGCTGTGGTAGGAAGAATTGAGAACAAGACCATTCCTCAGGTCGAGGCCAGGATCCTCTCTTGTGAAACAAAGGTTAACGAACTCGCATCCCAACTAGCAGATAACCTGTCTACCATTAAAGAGGCCACCGAGCAGATGACGGCTGCGCTTGTGAGATATGCTCCCCTTAAGGCGGATGATGAGGATGATACTAAGTCACTCCCAAGCACTATCGCCAAAGCTAAGCATGTGCTCGTCGACATCGGCTCTAGGTTAGAGACGGTTGCTCCTATGGCAAGGGATATGCCCCCAAGTGACTTCGTTAAACGAGTCAAGCACGCGGACTATTAGTCCACTTATTCTGTTGTACGGTCCCTGAATGGTGGCTTGTTGTTATTTAAAGAAAGTGTAGGAGTTTATACTCTATATTCCCTTCTTCCTTGCTTTCATCCAAATCACGTTATCTCGTCTCAAATACGTCTCATAATGGCTGGTACACGTGAATCCCTTGAGAGCGTTATTCGCTCTATCGCTGGTACGTCCTACTCAGTCACGGGTGGCGTTGATAAATCTCGTATGCCAGAGAAACTACCAGCTGTCACGGACGAACTGCCTACCTACAAGGGGGGCGAGGAACTCCTGGCCTACTGCATGTGGCAGATACGTCTTACGACTGATCGGGAAGTAGTCGTCAGGGCACTCGCGTCCGCCGTCTCGTTCTTGATTCGTTCGCCCGCCAACTTGACTGGATCATCGTCACCTTCCATAGCTCTGACAGGTTTCAAGGATGTCGCTGATCCAACGACCGATGCCGCCACTGCCGTTACGACTAATTTCGAGTATGCATCTGGTATAACGGTCGGTCAGTGGAGGGAGACTGTCAACATGGACATCATGGAGAAGGCCTACTACTTCGGGGTGTTATGCCACGCCATGTGCAAGACTCCTACCGCGGGAGACCCGATGCAAGCCTTCAATGAGAAGCGTGTCGGAGCTGCCACGCGTTCGAACATTGGCGACCCCAAAATCTTCCTCCCTGGGTCAGTCTGGCTTTCGTACGAGGTCATCCGTAAGGTGCACGCGAGTTTCAATGCTTACGGGGCATGCCGCGCCCATCTCATACACGCGGTTGTGCAGAAGCTCGATTCGCTGACCTCAGGTGAGTGCGCGATGTTCTCCTCCGCTTTCACTCTCCTTGAGAATTTCGGTGTAACTAACCTCGCGATTATCAAGGACGCCATCATACGCTACCCGTCGATCATGCGGATTCCCCACATCGAACAGGAAATTCGGTCCGCTGCGGCTGGTTTGCGTGCCGTCTCTGCTATAGACGATGAGCGGCTCCGACCTTATGCCAAGGCTATGTACATGGACAGACTGGTTTTCGTTCAACCAGCCGACATCAAGAATCTTCTCGGCATCTGTCGGGAATACCTCAAGCCGACACACGAAACCTATAAGAGATATAAGGGAGGTTTCGTTACAGAATCTCAACGCCGCTTCATCGCCAACGATATAGAAGGAGGACTTGTAGATGATGACGAACCCGCTCCGGCTGCTGCACAGGTTGTTGCTCAGCCCGCTGTTCCTGCTGGTGGTAACTGATTGGTAGCGCAGACTGTTGAGTACTGAGTATTTTATTTAAAGAAAGTGTAGGAGATTCCATTAATTTCAACCTTTCTCACTTCGTAACTATGGCCGAGAACGGTGTAACCGATTGGGATGAATCGCCGGAAAAATCCCGCCCATATCCTGACAAGCATTTAGCCCTGCCTATACTCACTACTCTCATAGATCGCTTCAAAGATGTGACCGAACGGGGTATTAAGCATTGGGAAGGCCGAGACATACTGGGTCGGCTCTATCCCTCCCAGTTAATTTCAGCCATAACCGACTCTTGCTCAGGACATCCCGAGTTGACGTACGGAGGACTGATTGACAAGATCGAACTCTACGTAGAGGCTACGCTGAGGAACGGACGATCGGTCCCCAAGGTATATACGCCACGCGATTATCCGATACTATTCCAGTACCGTCTTCTCAGTCAGAGTTCTTTGGAGGATGATCTGAGAGCGGCGCAAGAAGTTGCGGACTACGAAATTGATGCCTACTGCTCATGGATCTCTGATGTAGTCAAACCTTCAGAACTCGTCAAGTATAGGAATAGGCTCAAAGAGAAGTTTAAGCTTTCCGATGAGACCTTATACTGGCATCAGGTTGCAACCTACTGGAGTGACGTCTGCGACGCAAGTCGTAAGAACTTCGAGCGTCCTCTCCGGAAGAGCGTTTATAAGCTCGGTGTCGTCACATATCGATTCTGGAAAGGCTACTTCACTAGTGAGCGTGAAGAAGAACCGGTTCGGGTGGGCGTCTACGAACAATTACAGATGCTCCAGGATGCTGCTCGCGCTAGGTTCAACGTTTTCCTGGCAATCGATATGAATCTGCATCACGGAACAGATCGCATCCGAGAACATGTCAAGAAACAGTTCGCATGGCAGGAGTCCTGTATAGCTGCTTACGGTAATGAAGGGTACGCCTTCGCCAAGAACCCTGAGGCAGTATACAAGTCGCGCTTGACGCTCCTGACTGGAGGTGACATCCTACCCCGTAGCAGCTACGATCGCATATTCGACAAAATTCGCCTCAAAGAGGCAGTTTTTGACCCTATGACGCCGACCACGAATGCACTCAAAGCCTTGGCAGACGATGTTGATAATCTCGGTGACTGTGCCGAACTCTTCGGTCTATGCAAGATGGCGGGTCATCCATCTGTATATGCTGACTATTCGGGTCGGGCAGTGCAGAAAGCCGCGACAACTAAGGATAGATCGCTTCCTAGATCCATTCTCAAGATGCATCGAGCCTTCCGTCACCTCCTTATATCTGGCTACCTGACTAAGCATGGAACATGGCCGCCTTTTACCCGGACGCCTCGACAGGGGACGCGGCTGCATAGACACTGGATCAATAATGCCACGTCTCTCCCCGCCAATAGCTACGACGCTTCAGACCTTGACTGTTTGTGGTTCGCGAAGTTCAAGACTATCCAATTCGACTACCATGAGGATTACCTACAATTCCTAGACGACAAAGCTCTATCTGTAGGTGCAGACAGGTGCGCAACCTTCTGGTATGGGACTAGCGTACCGTCAGCCATAGGGTCTAGCAAAAGAGACCGTCGCCTTCTCAAACAGTTCCTCGACACCGAACGCATAAACACGGTCGATCTCGTTAACCGATTCAGAAAGGGTAAGTTTGAGCCTCACGAACTAATCGTAGAACTTACTCAAAAAGAACGTGAATTCAAACCCGCCGCCCGTTGCTTCGCCAAGATGTGCTTCGAGGTAAGGCTTTACTGGGTGATACTCGAAAGTAACTCAGCAAACTTCATGGATCACTACTTCCCACAACAAACTATGACTATGAGCGAAGCACAGCAGAAACGACGTCTTTACGACATGGTCAAGAACTGGGATGCACCTGACCGCGGACAGCTAGAGGTTGACTTTGCCACGTGGAATAATCGGTGGAACAAGTGGACATGTGATCCGATAGCTAGAGACATGGAAGCTCTTTTTGACATGGACGGGGCATGGTCACAGGTACACGACTTCTTCACGAGGTCGACAATAGTAGTGACTGACAAAAATATGCTTCCACCAGGTGCAACTGCGGGGAAACCTGTATCAGAATGGCCTACTAGCGATGTGCTCTGGCGAGGCACACACATAGGCGGACTCGAGGGAATCCAGCAGAAATTCTGGACCATATGTACACTGGCTATGATGTATTATGCGCTCCACGATCAACCTGTCTCCTTCATGATGGCGGGACAGGGGGACAATCATGTCTTCACGCTTTACTTTGACACCTCACAGTCGTCGATGTCGGACACGTTGGTGAGACTTCTCTCTGTCATGGAAATGCGTTGCTCATCCCTTAATCACGATGTCAAGCCTGAGGAGTGTCTAGACTCACGTACTGTTCTGACGTATGGGAAAGAGCTGTACGTAGAAGGCGTCCATCAGCAGTACTGTCTCAAGTTTGCCAGTCGATCATTCTGGCTCGATGATAAAAGCACGCCATCGTTGAGCAAAGAGGTATCAGGAATAATGGCTTGCGCACAATTATGCGCTGATACTGCACCTAACCAGATGCAGGCGGTAAAGTGGAAACATGTATTGCTCCGACTCATGTTACGTGAACGGTCGCATCTGCCAGGGTCGCTTAAGGAAGCAGGACTGATCACAAAACTTCTTAATCACAACGATCAGTATGCTTTTACCGCCTTGTTACCTGGTTCACTCGGAGGTTTGCCTACTGTGCCCTGGACTCGGTTCTTCATGAAGGGTGAAGTTGACGATCTGAGTTGGGACGTTGCCGGTACGACTAGGACCGCTGTGTTCTTGCCCTCTCTTGGACGAGATCTATATCTGCTGAGAAAAGGGAGGTATTCTCCGAAGCAACCCGATGTCCGTCAGCTTATATCCGACCCACATAGTATCCCTATAGATAGGCCTACTGACCGTACAGAACTAATCAAGCGAGCAGTTCAGTCTAGTCCGGAGATAACTGGTGCGCGGAACGAGCATGTCAGGTCGATTATGGATACCTGTGCTCAGGATGAGGCTATTAAGGAAGCTTTATCAAGGACGCGGCCTCTATTTCCTGACATAATGTCTGATCTGTACTCGTGGTCACCGCCAGGATTACGCGATAGCATATTGGGTCGGTTTAACAAGACTAGGACGCTGGCAGATGTGACAAGAGGCAGATTCACTACAGACATACAGGCTGCTAATTGCCAGCTTTTAGAATTCCTGGCGGACCGATTCAAAGCGTCGCGTAATGCAAGATCGTTTACCTGCGACAATACACCCTTTGAGATCTGTTCAGACCTCCGGAATTTGTGGAAGTGCGGCATCAAAAATGCAGACATCGGATCATACACCCCATTCGAATTTGATTTGACGCAAGACTTAGGGAAGAGACCTGCAATCTGTATAGGCGTCAGCAATCAATCTGTATCTTGCACAAAGACCTTAGGAAGGCAGCCACCCAACTTTGGGACCAAGACACGCGCCAAAGTGTCAGGGCACGGGTACCAGATCTATACGAGTGGATCAGCTGTTAAGGATCTCAAAGGAATAGTCCTAACTGCGTCTGAACTTGGCTCGTCCGTTGAGCTGCTAGACTTGTGCGATCTACTTGCTTGTCAGCGGTCACCTTGGACGGCTAGAACCTTATCATCTGTATTGCCTACCGCGTACGGAGGATGTGCTAGCCATAGACACACGAGACTCAACCAGGCACACTTCGCTATCCTTGGATCTAAAACTGTGCCGACTCATATCTCGTTGAGCAGTGACAACGCAGGACAACTATCAGGAGGTTTCTACGACTACCCTGTTCCTTTCCAAGCGTTTTACCTTACGGGGACGGCTATGGTCCAGCAGTTAGCCCCCATCGGCCTTCTGAAACCCGAGTCGTGGTTCGGATTCGCCGTCCCACAGCGTATGGAACCTATTTCTGATCAGTCGGTTATTGCTCCGAATCTCACGATCCCACAAGTTGACCTCTCGTCGAATCCTCTCGCCTACACCAAGGTACTCCTCTCCTCTGCTGTACCAGACATTCCCGATCCCGCTCTGATCCCACATCTTAAGAATCCTGCGTCTGACCAGCGATCGCTTGTCTATAGTGCACTGCTGGACTGGATACTCAGCAGTCGGTCCGCCATGGCCCAGACTAACACAGTCGGATCGACGATAGATATGATGGATCTCAAGGAGTTCCTGTGCTGTACACCATCTGTACTACTAGACGCTACCGCGGCGGCCATATGTGCGGCAGGCTTCCTTAAGGCTGTAACAAAAGCACGGCCCAACGTTACCGCCTCCGAATCTACGATAATGGACATGTGCGACGTGATGGGTGGCTACCTGACCCGTCTATTCATGCACCCGATGGCTTCTTCTTCGGCGGCTGCATCCTTAGCAGGGGCGGTGTGTCCTGCAGGAAGGGGGGGAGGAATAGTTGCTGCCCATAGGGTTGGCGAGTTTTTGAGGGGAAGGTGCTCCGCTGCAGTGATTTACAAGCAATGGAGAACTAACCTCAAACTGCTCCTTTTCGTAGAGCATTCATCTGAGACCAACGACAGGGTTTTGGCCCACTCATTGTTGATGACAGCAATGCAGCAGTCTCCTAGCGGTACATACAGGATTACAGATAATCAGATCAGCGTCCTTCGGCGTGTGACGAATCAGTTTAGTGGTGATTCGTCTGCCTCTGCCGCTGTGAGAGCATCTGCCTGCGTATCCTGGATGGCGAACACACGAGATCCGTGCTATGCGGGTACGAGTCTCGGCTCTGTGAAGCTGAGATATGTTCAAACGACATCCAGAGAGGCTTTACGAACAATCAGACGCCAGCGTATGAGAGTTAAGCCCATGAAACCAACTCATCTCGCGGCTCTGGCGGTTCTACCTACCTCTGGGTCATACACGATCGATAAGAACATCGGTGGCATATGTCAGAGATCGTGTGCGTGCATGTCCGAGAATGATGCCGTACTCAGAGCTGACCTAGCTCTACAATCATCTAGAAGGCAAGTCGGTTCATTCTCAGCGCTAACTTCCGACTGGAATGCGATCTTGAGATGCTCCATCAGCGACGCAGCCACTCCAATTATCTGTGTCGGGGTAGGGCACGGCGGCAGCGCGAGATCCGCGCTTTCACTCGGATGTAAGGACGTCCAAGGGATAGATTTGAGAGACAGCTTCCCCGACGTTCCTCAGAGGGAAGCAAGCTACAAGCCTCCGGAGGTCTTAGTCTCCGGACTATCGAGATACTTCTCCTGGCATAGTCACGTATGGAAACGAGGCGGGGACGTCATGCGATGGAAAGGCGTTGAAGCCATCACGAACGTCGTCCTCGACATCGACTCGGACTACCGGACTACTCTTCGGGCACTTAGAAGATGCCAAGGCGAGGGTGTGATTGTAGTCAGAACTAGGTGCTGTCCGCATGAGCTAGAAACACTAGTAGACGGGCTAAGACCATTCAAGCTATGGAACTTGTCAGTCCGATCGGACATCATACGTAAGTCCGTGGTCCTAGTTGCAGATCGCAGGATGATAAATCTGAGCTCAGCTAGTGGTCATAAGGTGACAATAACATCGCTACCTGTGCTAGACTATCGCTGTGGTACTATTCGACCATCGGAAGCACGTAACTACATAGGGTATCTACTTCACATCACATATGGACAGCCGGCTATATCTCAGAATGATCTTGCGAACGAGGTCGCGAGG